CCGGCGGCAACCCGGGCCCGAGCGGGGCTCCGGATCCCGTCGAGGCGGCGAAGAAGCTCGCCGAGGAGCGGAACAAGGGCAAGACTGCGCCTGCGGGCGGATACGACCCGTGGGCAGTGAAATGAGGTGTAACAACTCATGAACCTGGAACTCAAGACGACCACGCTCGGGGGCAAAATCAGCTTCCTGGACTCCGAGAAGGTCAGGTATGTGCGGGGCGGCATCACTCTGGATCACCTATTGGTGCTGCCAGATCCCCTGACCGGGCTGAAGCGCATCGCGGCCGGCACCGTCGTGGGTCGGCTGGGCAACGGCAAGTATGCGCCCTACGTCGCTGGCGCAGCGGCTGTGCCCGGCGCGGCGTCCACGGTCACGCTCAAGGCCAGCGGCGGCGGGGCCCGAGACGACATCGTCATCACGGCCAAGCAGACCGGGGTCGCCGGCAACGCGATCAAGATCCAGCTGGTGAACCCCGACGCGGCCAGCGCCAGTCTCAAGGTAGCGGTAGAGACGGACGTCATCCGTGTTTATCTCGCGACGGATGGCGCCAAGGTCATCACCAGCACGATTGCCGAGGTTATCGCCGCGATCAACGCGACGCTGTACGTCAAGGACATCGTGACGGCGTCGCTGGCGGAAGGCAGCGTGGGCACGGACGCAGCCACTGCCGTCGCCGCTACTGCTCTCGCAGGGGGCGTAGACGACACCCCGGCGGTTCCGCCGCTCGTGACGCCCCGATTCCTGCTCGCAGATGACGTGGTATTCACCACGTTCACAGCGACCGGCGGAGCGGTCCACGGCGACCAGCTGGTCACTGCCATCGACCAGGCCCGGGTGATCGAGGCCAGGTTGCCCGCGGCGATTGACGCCTTCACGAAGGCGAACATGCCCGGGATCACCTGGGTCTAGGGTGGAGGTGTAACGAATGAGCGAACTGCTGAAGGAATTCTCTCGCAAGGCGACCCTGGCCTATGCCCGGGCTCGTCAGCCGCGTGAATACGTGGGCTTGACGTTGTTCCCGGTGCGGGCCACCAACGAACTAACGTTCGAGTACTGGCGCAGCCAGAACCTGCTGCCCGTGATGGCGTCCGTCCAGGCGTTCGGGGCCGAGGCTCAGATCGCGAGCCGCGACGGCGCTGTGAAGGTCAGCGGTGAGATCCCGCCTATCAAGCGGAAGATCAACCTCGGCGAACGAGAGCTGATCGCCCTGAAGCGCGAGGGCGCCGGTGATGTGGCGATGGTCCGCGACCAGCTCTACAACGATCTGGACAACATGATCGACTCGGTGCTGGCCCGTATTGAGGCCATGCGTATGAGTGCTTTGGCCACAGGCCAGATCGTACTCAATGAGAACGGGCTGATCATGACAGTTAACTACGGAGTGCCTGCGGGCAATCAGGATGCTCTGCAAGCGCAGAACGTGGCCGGGGGACAGTGGAACCAGGCCAACGCGCAGCCCATCACGATGATACAAACATGGGTCGACGCGGTGATCGCCGCCTGCGGCGTGAGGCCGACTCGGGCCCTGACCTCCAACACGGTCGTGGCAAACCTGATTCGCAATGCGCAGATCAGGACCATGATCTACGGGGACCAGGGCGGCTCCCGGGCGGTCAGCGTGAATCAGCTCAACGACTTGATGCAGACGCTTAACCTGCCGCGTATCGCCACCTATGACCTGCAGGTGCGGACGCAGGCTGAGGACGGCACGATCACCGCGGGCCGGTTCTTCCCGGCGAACCGGTTCGTCTTGCTCCCGCCCGATGCCCTGGGCGAGACCCTGATGGGGCCCACGGCGGAGGCGCTCCTCGACGTTGAGGTTGACGCCAAATCGGTGGCCGGCGTATACGCCGCGGTCACCCAGGATACTGAGCCTCCGGCGATCTGGACCAAGGCGGCCGCATGCGCGATCCCCACGTTCCCGCAGGCCGACGCGGTGTTCCAGGCGCAGGTGCTGGCCTAGTAGCCAAACGGACGAATGCGGGCCTGGCGGTCACTCGGCTGCCGGGCCCAGCTTTCACGGAGAGCGGTGAGCCGTATGGACATAGCGACCGCCGATGCGTACTTCGAGACTCGGCTGCACTCCGAAGCCTGGGAACAGGCGTCGCCGAGCGACAAAGCGAAGGCCCTGGCCACCGCGGAGAGGCAGATCGGGACGCTGCAGCTGCACGAACTCACGCCTGGCTCGGCGCGGAACGAGGCCATCTGCGAGCAGGCGGTGTGGCTCTTGGCTGCATCGGACTACCAGCGCAAGCTCGAGGCTGATCTGGCTAGGGGGCTCGTCAGCCGGTCCGTGGGCAGCGCGAGCGAACAATTCACTCCACGCGCTGCGGGGCGGATACCTTTGGCGCCCATGGCACTGGCGCTGCTCGACGGCTGGATACAGCAGTATCGGATCGGTGAGCTGCGATGATCGAGTCGGTATGCACCGAGAAGTGCACGTACTGGCCAGGGACGCCGGACGGCTACGGAGGGCGGGTATACGGCGCTCCGCAGCAGCTTAAATGCCGGTGGGAGCAGAAACAACGGCTGATCCGCACCAAGACCGGAGAGGAGCGCGTCAGCCAGGCGCGGGTATTCCTGACGCAGTCCGTGGATCTCGAGGGCCGGCTCTACCGGGGCGCGACCGCTGAGACAGACCCGCGAGTCCTGGATTCCCATGAACTCCAGGCCGGTGAGGAGCTGCAGGAGATGGACGGGACCGTAGTCGGGTGGGTGGTGTGGCTGTGAGGGTGCAGGTGAAGATCGAAGGGTTGCAGCAGGTGCAGGCGCGCCTGAACCGCGAGCTCGCCAAGATCAAGGTCGGCGTCCGAGAGGGGCTGCTTCTTGTCGGGCTGGACTGCCTGGGCAAGTCGGTGCCGGATGCGCCGGTGGACAAGGGCGACCTGCGGGGCAGCGGCTATCTGGACTACGGTGGGACACTGATCGCAAGAGGGCAGAAGGACGGGTCAACTGTACGAAAAGGCCGTCCTCATGCCAACTGCCCGGACGTAGCAGAAATCGGCTTCGGCACGCCCTACGCAGTGCGGCAGCATGAGGAGCTCCAATGGCGGCACCCGAAGGGCGGCAAGGCCAAATACCTGGAGGACGTGGTCAAGAACAACACCGACCGCTGGGTGCGGATGATCTACGACAAGGCGAAGGCGGGAAGGTGAGGGGATGAACTCGCCGGCAATCGATGTCAAGAGCATACTGGTCGCCGCGTGGGCACGGCGGGGGAGCTCGGCCCAGGGGTGGGAGTTTCACGCCACGCTGGAACCTGCCCGGCCGCACACAACGGTGACCGTCTACGACACGGGAGGATGGGGCCCCCCAGTGAATATGCCGCTCTACAATCCCACTGTCGAAATCCGCGTGCGCGGCAATCCTGAGAGCTATCAGGATACGTACGCCATGGCCGAGTGGGTGCGCAGTGCGCTGCACTCGTACGGGCCCGTGACGGTCGGCGGCATGCGCTATCTGGCGATTCAGCAGATGGGCGAGATCACGCCGCTGGGTTATGACGAAAGCAAACGGCCGGCATTCTCGCTGAACTTCCAGGCGCACCGTGAGCCGGTCGGGGGGTGAATGCGATGAGCACGACTGACGCAATGAGATACCTGATACTCGGCATCCGGGCCGCCTGTGAAGCGGCTCTGGCATTGATTGACGACGAGGAGACCGGGGAGCAGAAGCCGCCGGGACTGACCGCGTCGCCCGACCCGGCCCTGTGCGAGCATCCGCTCGACCAGCGCGTGCGCATAGACACCATGGGCTCGGAGGGCGGCTGGATATGCGGCGTGTGCGGCTTTAACGGCTCCGAGGGGGTGAATGGCAACAGTGGGTAAGCACATCTTGAAGAACTGCCGTTGCTGGCTCAACGGCTACGATATGAGCGGGGACCTGAGCCAGATGGCGTTGACGTCCACGCCGAAGAACCCGGAGCTCAATCTGTTCGGCCCGTCAAGCTCCGTCCGGCGCATGGCAGGCCTGTGGGACACGGTGGCTGACCACCAGGGCCTGTGGGACACCGCCGAGACAGGAGGGCTGGACAAGACGCTTTATGACGAAATCGGCGTGTCCGAGGGGGTCATGTCGGTGGCTCCGCTCACCGGGGCGGCCGGGGAAACGGCGTTTACGTTCGTGTCGACGGTCGGGCAGTACAATCCCGGAGGCAGACACGGGGATCTGTTTGGGTTCTCGGTCCATGCCGAGGGAGGGAACTTGATACGCGGCACGGTTATGGTCAACGGCAATCTCACGGCCACCGGCACGGGCGCGGCCATGAAACTGGGCCCGGTAGCCGAGGGCCAGCAGCTCTACGCTGCCATGCACGTCCTCTCGGCGAGCGGGACCAATCCGACGCTGGTGATGGCCGTGCAGAGCGCGACCACGGAGGCATTCGGGACGCCCACGGAGCGTGTGGCCTTTCCTCAGGTGATTGCGCCGGGAGGATGGTGGGCGACGCCCGTGGCGGGCCCGATCACCGACGAGTGGTGGAGAGTCTCATACACCATCGGCGGCACGAATCCAAGTCTCGCCGTGGTGGTAATCATTGGCATACAGGCTTAACGGAGGTGATATCTAGTGGGCAAGATGATCCTGAAGGATGCGCATCTCAGCATCAACG